GACTCGTCATATTTGGCTTAAAAAACTGTGAGATGTATATAATTGGGGGGTAATATACTACTATACAGCGTGTGTGTCGCTACAGAAATTGATTTTATTTTTTGGGGTGGGGGTGTTGTTTAGTTTAGTCCTAGTGGATTTTTTGCCGTTTTTTTGGTGTCTGTTGTGGGTGTTGTGGGTGGGTGCTGTTTCTCGCTGTTGTTGTTTTGCGTTGTTTTATGGTGCGTATCCTTTAGCCCGTACCCTTCCCCCGTCTTAACATTTTGTAATATTAAATTATCCGTTTTAAAACGGTTATAATCTTTTAAACACCCTTACAAAGGGGGTAATATCTTCCTCTCATTTTACCCAAATAAATAAAAATATTTTTCTAGCTCTGTTCTTTCTCTGTTGAGTTGGTGTAAAAAGTAATAGTTTCTGTTTAAGGTTGTTAAAGTTTTTTTCTCCTCTGTCGATCCTCAGTTAATCCAGTATTCAAAAAGGTTAAACAAAACACAATAAAATTTGGTATTTTAAAATAGTTGTTTCTATATTAGCTGTCGAAAACAATTAATAAATAATACAATGTTAAAAACAACTTCAAAGAAATACTTAAATAATATTCAAAATTATATACTTGACTCAATAGATAGTGAAGGCTACGACATCAAGACAGAAACACCAACCGAAAAACTACAATTTTTGTTTGACTGTTTCGAGGTGGAATTCAACTATAAAAATAACCAATTAAGATACCCAAATTTTCAAAATAGGTTTGCAAATTGGTTGCAAGGGTTACCCTCTGCAATTAATATTCCACACCAATATAACAAGATATTAGAAATGTCTAAAAACTTGTTAGAGGTGGACACGTTAAGCGAAAAATTAGAAAATCAAATTATTAACAATTATTGGTCATTTATGGCCTACCACATAATTAAACTTAAAAACAAATGAAAGAAACAATTGACACAATTTTAGACATAGAATATAAATTAGAAAATTTATATCCAAATGAAACAATAGAAACACAATTAAAACACCTACAAAAGGACATAAAAAGAATATATAAAAACTTAGACAAATGAAAACAATTGATATTAATGCCAAAGAATGGTTTGACAAAATAAACGGAAATAGCTATTTTGCCGGAACTATTACAATAAATTACGGAATGGAAACCGAAGAAACATTTTTAATGCCTTTCCAATATGGGTACGGCTCAAGCTATAAAGAAGAAGCCAAAGCAATACTAACAGAGTTTAACAAAATAAGCTCTAATGGGTTTCAAGGTCTTTACACATATTGCAAGGATAACAATATAATTTTAAGATCCTCAATAAAAAGGAAGTCATTAAAAAGAGAATTAAGAGAGATAGAAAATAACTATAAATTGTCAAACTAATAAAATTTTTATTATATTAGCTGACGAAATTAATATTTAAATAATACAAACAATTATGAAAACAGTATTTACCAATTCAGAAATAGTACACGCATTTAATTTGCAAGACCAACCACACGGAAGAACCTCCAACGGCTCAATGTACTTTAGAGATAACAAAATTTATTCCTACGGCTCACATTATTTGCTAGGGGAATTTATAGACGATGAAACAATTATTATTAATAATGAAGGTTATAGTATAACAACTTCAAAACATATAGGCTTATTAACAAACGCAACAAGGGATAAAAGACAATTTTTTATAACTGATATAAAACCCGAACTTGTTTTAAGTGAATTAAAGAACCTTTTTAAATTACTTTCTAGAACTCGATTAAAGGCGGATTATTATAAATCAACAATAAATAACTTATTCAAAAGTTACTTTGAGTATATGGACTTTAAAAAGCCAAAAAAGAGTAAAGAACATAGACAAATAGTAAAACTTTATAAGGACTTTACAGAGAATGCAGAAAATTTATTGGAAGTTGTAAAAGAACAAACTAGAAAAGACAAAGAAAAGAAATTAAGAGAGGTTAAAAAGAATTTAAAAAAGTGGCGAACATTTGAAACAAATTGGTTAAGCAATCAAACGGGCAAAGACTTTCTGAGGATAGACAAAGCCAATAATATAATTGAAACGTCTCAAGGTGTAAAGATACCAATTAAAGAGGGTAAAAGATTATTAAAGTTAATTGATCTTAAACAAATAGTTGGTGCAAGGATTGACAATAAATACATTGTTAATGCATTCAACGGGCTTTTAAAAGTGGGTTGCCATAATATAGAGTTAAAAGAAATAAACAACATTAAAAAACAAATAAAATGGAAAATATAATAAGAAACGTACAACACTTAAGCAGAAAAATGTTCAGTAAAGAAGTGGCAAAGATGCACTACTCTAAAGACAGATTAAACGGATTTACAATGGATCAACTCCTAGAGCTTGAAAGGTGGTTTAAAAAAGAGGTATTAATTAAAAATCAAATAAAATATAAATAAAATGGAAGAAAAACTATGGAAGATGCTATATAATCTTGAAGATTATTTAGAGTATGATGAAACTGAGATGGGGAAAAAGTTGGGGGAATTTATCAACAAGTTAAAAAAATGTAATATAAAAATAACATCTAGGTTAAATCAGATCGATCAATGGAACAATGCTTTAGCGAATATCTCTAGCTACAATACTGCTAGAATCAATAAAGTAACAAAAGAAGAATGCCTAGATGCCATTGAATATCTATATGGACAAGGATTTATTGAAGATATGTCAAGGGATCAAAAATGGGCAGTTGAAATACTACTTAAGAAAGTAGCTAATAATTATAAACTAAAATTAAATTAAAATTATGAATATAGAATTGAAACAAGAAAAATTAACAGTATATAAAGATGTCATAACTATTATGAATGATGGTTTAAATAATGACAGAAAGTTAACATCTGAGATACTTAGAGAATTAAGATTTAAAATAGAACAACTTATAGTAAGTGATTATTAAAAAATAGAGCAGAGATATGAAAGAGAGATTATTAATAATGTTTTGCATATGTGCCTTAATTGGACTTATGCTTATAATGACAGCGATATGATTTTAAAAGCAATAATGGAAAGGTATGGAGGGTTTGAAACTCTTTATGATGCCATAGATGAGGGAGGAATGGAAACAGTATTATGTAACTTATCTTATGACCTCAACGACAAATATACTTACGAAGAAATAACAAAACTAATAAAAAGAATATGAAAGAAAATAAAGCAATCACAATGTCTGTATTAATAACAGCAATAATTATATATGTATTTATATGGACGATTAATTCAGCAATAGAGCAAGCATTCTAAAAAAAATTAATATATTAGCTGACGAAAATAATAATTAAATTAAACAATATGAGAATAGATAAACTTTTAAAGCAATTGAAATGGTTCAATGATTTTGCTGATAAACTAGAACAAGAAGATCTAGAAATGTATTTAAAATCCTGCGAGTATGCAGACCAAAAAGATAGAGATGATATATTTTAATAGAAGATTAAGACATAAAACATATGTCGAAAAAAGAGTAACTGAACTTAGACACGAGATATGTATGGATGCTATACATAATGGAGACATAAACCAACTAAAAAGACATTGGTTACTAAAATACAACGAACACTTAAAACATATATAATGAAAGTAAAAATTCAAAACAGAATTGTCTATCACAAATTCGCAGAGGTAGAGATAGATATTGACAATGACACCTTTGAGCATTGGAAACTTGACAATGGCAAGTATGCAAGCATCCAGGATTTTCTAATAGAAAACGAGGACTTATATATAGATAAGATAGATGATAAGATAAGTAAGTCAGAATATGAGTTTGGTTTTGGCACAGGTTCAGATGCTAATTCACATTACAATTCTTGTATGAACGAATCTGAATCAGAATCTGAATGGAGATATGAAACAGAAAAAGAAGGAGGACACTTATAATGATAAAAGAAATAGCAAACGTAATAATCAGAGATAAACATACAGACTTAACAGATGTAAGTTTATATAGTTCATATACTGCTGACGGATATCCAATATATGTATTAAAGGATGAAAGTGTGGGAAGGATAGTAGAAGAAGAAAATATCTTTATGAAAAAAGATGATTTAATAGAGATATTAATTGGTGACTTTATAGCAGGTAAAGACTTAATTGAAGTATATGTAAGTGATGATTTAATAAAAGAAGTCATTGATGAACTAGAGTTTTTACTACTTCCAGAAGAGGAGTATGAAGATGAAGATAGAAAGTATGACGAGTATAAAGATGATAAATTAACAATATGAAGTTGGGGGTGGTTTGGGTTAACCCAAACTATTTATGCAGTATTTAACAGTTAAAACATAAATTATGAAAATAGATGTAAGATCAAAAGATAGTTTATATGTTGAATTGAATGGATATATTTATTATATTGACGATTCAACTAATGAACAAATAATAGAAAAATGGAATACGAAAGCGATACCACAATGAAAGGGTTAAAAGTAAATTGGATTTCTGAGTTAATTTTAAAAGAAAAACTAAAAGACAATCCTAACCAAATGAGAATCAGAGAATTACAACTTTTATGGGATAATTTACCTGACTAAATTTGGATATTACATAGACAAATATTATATTAGCAAACTAAAATGGCACAAAGCAAAAGACAATACGAAAATTTAATTATAATGAATAGTCACGATTTTTATGACTATGAATACTACAATTTAATACAATCAAATGACGAAAGAAGAAGCACTTCAGAAGATAGAGAAAGTGGTTTTGGACAAGCTCCAGGTACCAGTTGAAAAGTTATTTCACAGCTCTAAAAAAAGAAATCACATAGATGCAAGGCAAATATTTTTCTACTTGTGCAAAGATAGAAACATAAGACCTTGTTACATTCAAGATTATATTCTTAGTGAACACAATCATAAGATGGCTCACTCCAATATATTATATGGACAAGATAAAATAAAAAACTATATGAGAGTGGATGCTGATCTTAGGAATCTTGTAAAGGAATTAAAATGTTCAGTCTAGAAGAAATCTGGAACCAAGCCAACAACACTAGGTCTACTATTTTTATGGATAACAGTAAGTTTGAAAAAGCTATTATTCATAAGGGTATTAAGATAACCAATGAAAGGGGTGTTTATACGATAGTCAAATCATCGAGTTCTTATTACGATGAGATAGCTGACGAAGAGTATGACATCTTTCTAGAGAAGGGCTGGGTTATAGGCAGATTAAATGTCTTAATGAACGAATGCGAAGAAGAACTAGATAGTTTATTTATAAAAATTAGGAATTGTTACCAAGATAACAATCGAAAGTCTTTACTTTTCTACAAAACACGAAAAGAGAAGGTACTAAGTAGGTACAGTAAATATCATAAACAATTAAATCAAATCAATGGAAAAGTTAATGAAAATCCAATCGGAGTTAAAAGCTCCAAAGAACCAATACAATAGTTTTGGTAAATACAAGTATCGTTCTTGTGAGGACATACTTGAGGCTCTAAAGCCTATACTTAAGAAGCACAATGCATCTATTACTTTATCTGACTCAGTCAACGAGTATGGTGGTATTATAACTATAGTTACAACTGCTACTATAATGGATAATAAATCAGAGCAAAGTGTTTCAGTTACTGCGTGTGCAGGTGTTGATCCGTCTAGAAAAGGAATGGATATTGCTCAGAGTTTTGGTAGCAGTAGTTCTTATTCTAGAAAATATGCCTTAAATGGTTTATTATTAATAGATGACACTAATGACCCTGACAACACCAATGACCATAAGACAACTTATACTGAGAAAGCTAAGTTAGATATTGGTGATGACAAATGGGGAGATTGCTTGAAGTATGTCATAGACAACAAGCACCTGGGTTTTGATGGAGTAGTAGATAGACTAAAGAAGAAGTATATTTTATCTGCAAAAGCAATTAAAACTATTAAGACTTATGTTTGATGTTAAGGAAACCCTCCTTAAACTACAAGAAGATAAAGATTACTACGGAGATTTTGGCAGACAGTTCTTATCTAACTCAGATATTTACAGTCTGTTAAATGACCCTAGAAACTTTAGAAAGCAGTCTAAGGAAACTAAAGCAATGATAATGGGTAGATACTTCCACGTATCTATGTTGGAGCCACACAAATTAGATGACTTTGTGGTTATTGACTCTACTAGTAGAAACACTAAAAACTACAAGGACCAATTAAAAGATGCCGGTTTGTCTATTGCTTTATTGCAACAAGAGGCAGATCATTTGAATGAGTTGGTGGAGATAATGAAAAGCAATTTAACTTTTTATGAAGCCATTTATAATAGCAAAAACCGATACGAGGTACCTGCGATAAGAGAAATACAAGGTGCTATATGGAAGGGAAAAGCTGATATACTTCATCCGGATAGAATTATAGATATCAAAACAACTTCTGACATCTCTAAGTTTAAGTACTCTGCAAAGAAATACAATTACGACAGTCAGGCTTATATATACCAAAAATTATTTGGAGTACCTGTGGTTTTTTATGCCATAGATAAAACAAATAAGATGCTTGGAATATTTGAACCTACTGAAGAATTTATTAGTGGTGGAGAAGAAAAAGTAGAGAGAGCTTTAGGAATTTATAATAAGTTTTTCAGTGAGAATGCCACTGAGAATATAGAAGAGTTCTTCATTTACGAAGAGTTACACTAGAAGTCTACACTAGTTAATTTGTAGATATTAATTTAAATATATATAGTTATGAGCAAAGAAAAAGTGTTTGCTGATGGGTTTATTTTTAAAACCCGAGATACTCAACCTGATTGGGTTGTTGGATCAATGTCTGTTAAAGTTGAGGATGCGATAGTGTTCCTTAAGGATAACAACAAAAATGGATGGGTTAACTTAAATGTTAACACCTCAAAGTCTGGAAAGAAATACGTTGAACTAGACACGTTTGAACCTACCAAGAAAACTGAGGACCTATTTTAAACTATAAAAAACTGACGGTTTTGATGACTTTTTTAGAAAATATTATAATACTTAGTACTTGGTGCTTTGGCTGTTTATTTATTTTATTTTTATTTATTAAAGTCGTCAATGTCGTCAGTGATATAGTAGATAACCTATAAATCGTCAAAGTATGCCAAACATAACAATATTTAAAAACATAAAGGATACCACCCAGCCTTTTCACCTACCTGTAAATGACATTATAGAAAGAATAAGAGATGGAAGATCAGAAGAACTTATTAAGAAGATAAGAACTGAGAAAGATAAAAAAAGAATTAATCAGCTAAAGCAAGAGTTACCTGCTATTTGTTTTAGTGGAAAGTTTAACAAAAGAAACGACGACTCCATCCTGGAGCATAGTGGTTTAATATGTTTAGACTTCGACCAGTACGATACCCAAAAGAAATTACATCAACATAGAGAAGAGTTAATTGAAGATAAGTTTGTTTATTGTGTTTTCATATCACCATCCGGCAAGGGACTTAAAGTGCTTATAAAAGTCCCTGCTGATGTTGATTCACACGGAAAGTATTTTGCTTCATTACAACAATATTTTGACTCAGAGTTTTTTGATAGCACATCTAAAAACATATCTAGGGTTTGTTATGAGAGCTACGATCCTTTAATACATATTAATGAAGATTCATTAGTGTGGGATAAAATTATTGATACTCCAACAATTGTTGAGAACAAGGAGATTACAATTCCTATTACAGACCAAACTAAGATTGTGGATATTTTAGTAAAGTGGTGGGAAAAAAAATACCCGATGAATGAAGGCCAAAGAAACCACAATGCTTTTATACTGGCTTCATCATTTAATGACTTTGGTATAGAGAAGTCACTTGCTGAATATATCCTTAAAGGATTTGAGTCTCAGGACTTTAGTATAAACGAAATAAAGAAGACAATTGATTCGGCTTATGCTAATATGGCTAATTTTGGAACTAGAGTTTATGAAGATTCTGAAAAGATAAATAAGATAAAGTCTAATATTTTAAAAGGCAAGTCAAAGACAGATATAAAAAAATACTTTGACGAAGTGGATGAAAAAGTTTTGGATAGTGTAATTGACAGAGTTGAGGAAGAGAGTTTTGATAATAAGTTTTGGACCAAAAGTAAGAAAGGTGTTATTAAAATATTTCACGTAAAGTTTAAAATGTTTTTGGAAGACAATGGTTTTTATAAATATAATCCTGAAGGAAGTAAGAATTATGTATTTGTAAAGGTCACTAATAATTTAATTGATCACGCATCAGAAAAACAAATAAAAGATTTTATTCTTACTCACTTGCTTACCCTAGATGATATAGAGATATACAACTACTTTGCTGAACAGACTAAATATTTTAGAGAAGAATTTTTAACATTGTTAGACTCCATTAAGGTTTTCTTTATTGAAGACACTAAGAACGAGTCTTATATATATTACAAGAATTGTGCAGTCAAAGTAACCAATAGTGAGGTAGTTTCAATTGACTATATTGATTTAGGTGGTTATGTTTGGAAGGACCACGTTATAGATAGAGATTTTACAGAGTGTGAATCTATTGAGTGTGATTATAAGAAATTCATATCGAATATATGTGCAACAGACGATAAGAGAATTGAGTCTACCGAAAGCACAATAGGTTATTTAATGCACGGATACAAGAATCTATCATACTGTCCTGCTGTTATATTAAACGATGAGGTAATTAGTGATAATCCTGAAGGTGGAACTGGTAAAGGCTTATTTATGAACGCCCTACAACATATGAAGAAGTTAGTAGTTATAGACGGAAAGGGTTTTGATTTTCAAAAGTCTTTTGCTTATCAATTAGTTTCTGCTGACACTCAGATACTTTGTTTTGATGATGTAAAAAAACACTTTGACTTTGAAAGATTATTTAGTGTGATTACAGAAGGATTGACTTTAGAGAAGAAAAACAAGGACGCTATTAAGATTCCTTTTAAAAAGTCGCCAAAGGTTGCTATTACCACCAACTACGCTATAAAAGGAAAGGGTAATTCATTTGAAAGAAGAAAGTGGGAGTTAGAATTAAACCAATACTACAATAAGTCATTCACTCCTTACGATGAGTTTGGTAAGTTGATGTTTGGTGAGTGGACAGATGATGAGTGGTGTAGTTTTGATAATTATATGATTTACTGTTTACAGTATTATATGAATAAAGGATTGGTTAAGAGCTCGTTTGTTAATCTTAAGATACGTCAGTTATCTGCTGAGACTTGTCACGAGTTTGTAGAATGGGTTGGATTGTTAGATGGTAAAAATCCTAATGAAGACTTTGAAAATGGATTTAAAATATACAAGCAAGATTTGTATCTTGATTTTATATCAGACAACCCAGACTTTGCCCCAAAAGCGAAGATGACTGTTTCAAGAATTAAGTTTTATCAATGGCTTAACTCTTATGCTATATTTAAAACAGGTGTAAAGCCTGACGAAGGCAAGGACCACACTGGAAAATGGATTAGAATAAGGAGTAAGCACGAGTTAGAAACAAATGGAAAGTTAGAGATATGAATGAGTTAGATCCGGAAAGATTACATATTGCTTTTAACAACACCTACAAGATGGTGGTTGAAGGTTGGGGAATTGAAGATGTGTTAGACTCACAAGACTTAGGTGTAGTTAATGTTGATATACTATTTGCTCACGATCCTGTTTATCCTGACGATAAAGAAATGATAGAATTAATGTTAGAATATTTTACAGATATTGAAGATTATGAGAAATGTGCTAAAATCCAAAAATTGCTATGAAATTTAGAGATTATCAGTTAAATATCATCGAAAAGGGATTAAAAGTGCTTAAAAATAAAAAGCTACTTTACTTATCTATGGAGGTTAGAACAGGCAAAACCCTAACTTCTTTAGGCATATGTGAGAAGCTTAATATCGAAAATGTATTGTTTATTACTAAGAAAAAAGCAATAAGTAGTATTGAAGCTGATTACCATACATATGGTCCAGGATTTTATTTAGAGGTGGTTAATTATGAAAGCATTCATAAGATAAGTGACAAGAGTTGGGATGTAATTATTTGTGACGAAGCTCATTCAATGGGAGCCTTTCCAAAGCCTAGTAAAAGAGCTAAGACTGTAAAAGAATTAATACAAGACCATCAGCCGTATGTCGTTTTAATGTCAGGGACTCCTACTCCGGAGAGTTTTTCTCAAATGTATCACCAGGTTTATGGTGTGCCTGGAAATCCTTTTAGTAAATACAGAAGCTTTTATAAGTTTGCTAGTGAGTATGTAAGGGTAGTGCAGAAAAAGATCAATGGATATAATATAAATGATTATAGCAAAGGCCTTCCTGAGATTGTAGAGGAAATGAAGCCTTATACTATTTCATATAGTCAAAAGGAGGCTGGGTTTAAAACTACTATCAATGAAAAAGTATTATTAGTTCCGATAAGTGAAAAGGTTAGTGATATGATTAAGGTCCTTAGAAAAGATTTAGTTTATGAGATAGATGGTGAGTACATACTTGGGGATACTGCTGTTAAATTAATGACTAAAATGCATCAGATGTGTAGTGGAACGGTAAAGTTTGAGAGTGGCAACAGAATTGTACTTGACTTAAGCAAGGCTAAGTTTATTAAGGAAAAGTTTGATGGTCAGAAGATAGGAATCTTTTATAAGTTCCAGGCTGAGTTAACAGCATTAAGGGAAGTGTTTGGTGACAATTTATGTACCACACTAGAAGAGTTTGATAGTACAGATAAGAACATTGCATTGCAGATTGTGAGTGGTAGAGAGGGAATATCATTAAGAAAAGCAGACTTCTTGGTTTATTACAATATTGACTTTAGTGCTACTAGTTATTGGCAGAGTCGTGATCGTATGACTACTAAAGAGAGAATGCATAATAATATCTATTGGATATTCTCTGAGAAAGGTATTGAGAAAATGATATACAAAGCTGTAAATAGCAAAAAAGATTACACATTAAGACATTTTAAAAGAGATTATGCCATATATTAAAAAATCAGAATACGAGTTTATCCAAGATAAATTAAGATGGAGTAAAGACAGAGCTGAACTTCATAGAATGTTTGAAGAGTACATTCGTGAACACAATTATGAATTGTGGAGTTTTGCTCATTCCGATATAAGGAGTAAAATTAGAGAACTATTAAAAGATTATGCCATATAAAGACAAAGAAAAACAGAAAGAGTACTTGCGTATGCATTACGAAAGGAATAAGGAAAAGCATAGAGATGCTAAAGCGTTAGCTATTAAAGAGTGGAGACTTAATAATAAAGAACATATTTCTGCTTACAATTCCGATTACGCTAAGAAACATAGAGCTGATATAAATAAAAGGGAAAAAAACAGAAGAGACAACGACCCTTTGTACAAGATGAAACTAAATTTAAGGGGTAGAATAAGAAAAAGTATTGTTGATAAGATGGGTAAGACTACAGACATATTAGGATGTAGTTTTGATGAGGTAAGAAAACACATTAGCAATCAATTTAGAGAAGGAATGAGCTGGGATAATTATGGTGAGTGGCATATAGATCACATTAAGCCATTAACATTAGCTCATACAGAAGAAGAAATATATGATCTATGTCATTACACTAACCTACAGCCATTATGGGCTATTGAAAATTTACAAAAAGGATCACAAACTATTTCATATGATTAAAAAGGAATGGTATTGGATGTCAAAAAAAAATATGGAACAGTTTAACTTAATATATCATTTCAACCCTTATAATAACAATTGGTACTGCATACCAAGAGAAGAGTATGTTAATTACTTTGAGGGTAATCACAAAAAATGCGGATGCGGATTTAATATTGAAGGAGCTTACTTAAACTATAAAAACAAAACAAAATGACAGAAATAGAAACGTTTGAAAAACAATATCCTGAATTATCTAAGGAGTTCAAGGAGATACAACAAGAAATGTATAAATTATTTGCTAGAAAGCAAATGGATTATGGGCTAAATAATATTGCATTAGGTGGTGACTTAAAGAAACCAGAAGACAAAAAGTTTGCTTTGACAGGTTTATCCATTAGATTAACTGACAAAATAAGTAGATTAAAGAACTTAATTAAGAATGGCAAGAATTATGTTCCTGGTGAAGGTCAAGAAGATACATTTATTGATATAGCTAACTATGGTATAATTGGAATGTTAGTTGGTAGAAACCAGTGGAAATGAAAAATAAAGAGCTTCAATTAATTAAAGAATTAAACCTTAAATACGACAGAGGTTTAAAGCCTACAGAAAATGAATATGAAGCTTACGATGCTTACAACGATATCTCTATCATAGAAATTAAAGTTAGGGATGTTGTTTATAATACCCACTATATACAAGTGGATAAGTTTTATAATTTACTAATGATTGGCGAGGCTTTAGAAAAAAAACCTTTTTACTTAGTAAAAGACTCTTCTGGAATATATATGTATGATTTAAACGAATTAAAGGAAGAGATTATTACCTCTGATATTGTTCCAAAGTTTGCTCCTTATAGGACAGAGTTTGAAAATAACAAAAAAATTACTAAGTATTTTTATGAGCTACATAAATATAATTCATTAAATTTATGAAAATGAAACTAAACAAACAGATCAAAGTATTGGTTAAAAAAACCCCAAACGATTGTAGTTTAGGCTCAAAAATTAGAATGATATATAATGAGGGAAAGCGCAATACAAGCGAAGAGAATAAAACAACTAGAAGCTGAAGGGTATTATGTAATTAAGTTAATTAAAACCAATAAAAATGGCATACCTGACTTGGTTGCAATAAGAAAAGACTCTGTTTTATTTTCAGAGATTAAAACAGAAAAAGGAAAATTGTCTAAGCTACAAGAGTATAGATTAAAAGAGTTAAATGAGCACGGATTTGAGACAGAAGTATATAGAGGATAGAATATTTGATGTGGACGAGGGGTTTATTGATAAGCTTCAACAGTCTTTCTCTATGGTTCAATCAATGGCTATTGCAAAACTTATTAATAAAAAACTAGACAATCTTAACCCGAATAAAAGCACTACTTATGGTGGGGTAATACACAAACCAGAAGCTACATTTTTTTCTGTTGACTGTATTAGGTTAGACAGAAACTTATATTCATTCACTGATGTTAGAGAAATAGATAGTGATGAGTACTTAGACTTAATAAATTTAAAATTAAATTTAAATGAATCTTGATTACAAATTCAAATACATTCTTACAGAAAAGAATAGAAAAAACATATTATTTAGACTAGTAAAAGGAGAAAAATTACAAAGAATAGCAGACAGGTATGGCTTAACTGTGGCATTCTTAAGAAGAAATTTTAACCACTACATTAAGGATTCTTCAATTGAAAAAGTAAAACTAGGATACAAGAACGAGCCTTATTATAATAACGAAATGGATTACGGTTCTATGCCATCATATAGTGTAGATGGATTGAGTGCTCCAGAATTAAAAATTTACAATGAGATATAAATTTGAAGATATAGAAAAAATATTAGAGTTCAAGACTTGGACCGATAAGGATAAAATAGATAAGCTATTAGAGATTGATTGCAGTTTGTATGCTCATTTAGGAATTGATTCTACAAGGTTAGAAAAAGACGAAGTAAAGAGAAGAAGTATTGAAATATACAGAACAATTAAAACAATAGATAAAAAATTAGGAGATGAGTTTTTATACTCAGAAGATTTAAAACAATGAAACATCACGTCACATACGTTAACTTTATAACTAAGATGATCAACGATACTACTGATGATATTTATGAAAGTTTAATGGATAAAAAGCAAGAAGAATTAAATAAGTCTTGCAAGAATCTAATTAAAATTTTAGATGAGTTAGTAGATCAGGAAGGATAATGTTCTTCTACGTGACATCTTGAACAAAGAACCTTACATTTATCTATTTCTTCTTGAAGTTTTTTGATGGCCATTCCTCTGTGTACGCCATTACTCACTTCAAACTTCTTATTGTCTTCATAGTGGTGAAACTCAAGAGCTTGAGTGCAAAATCTAGGATGTGTTTCTTTAGAGTATCCGCAGGACTCACAGGCCATTGTTTCTTTTAAATCCTTAAGCCACTTTTGGTTTACATACCTACGATGTCTTTTCTTTTTACCGTAACATTGAGTACATTGTAGTCTTGAGTATCTCTTGCCGTTTTTTACTCCGGCAGTAGGAAAGTTTGATTCAGGATGTGCTTGATTGCATACGTTGCAAATCTTCATCCTTGAATATAGTAATAATTATCTACTTGTAGATAGTTTAATTTCTTTTTTTGCTCTTTGCATATCTTTAATATTTCCCTTAACTACTGTAGCAACATCAGAAGGTAAAAGGCCCATAGAGTATAATACGTAAGCTGCAAGATTTATTTTAGCAGCGTCTTTATATTTAGGGTCAATCTTTTTAACCTTACCTTCTTCTCCTTTATATTTTTTTTGATACTCTCCCTTAAAAGCCATTCTACCTAAATCATAAACCACGACTGCGTTTTTACCAGTAATACCTAAAACACCTAGCTGATCTAGAAACTCTTTTCTGTCTTCTGAAAATAATTGAAAAGGTTCTTTTTTCTTTGGTTGAGCGGTTCTTTTACTAGTAGATAACTGAATTTCTTCTTCCGGTTCTTCATCAGCCAATAGTCTTAATACGTAGTTTGCTAATTCAACAGTTGGAACATCTACTAAAGGAAGAGGTGACAAAACATCTTTAACTACATTACCTATCCTTCCTTTTAGTCTGTTTTTTTCTGCTTTTTCTTTATCTTCTTCATCTTCATCTTCTAAAGTAAATTTATCTAACATTTGACTTATAAACAGTCCTAAAGCATTAAAAAGAGCCGTTTCAGCAGCTAATCCACCAATTGATCTTGCTGCTGCTGCCTTGTCTTGAGTTGTAGACATTTTGCTAGTTAACATAGTAACATCACTAACCATTCTAACTTTTTGATTTAAGACAAAGTTGGCAAAAGGTAACATTATTTTTCTAAATACTTGTATATAAGGTTTTTTGCTATTAAATATATCGCCTTGTAAATCTACGTCAGATACGTTTTGCTGCCTACCTACTTGTTGCTCTGCAAAATCAGCAGCTTCTTCATTTATCTTATGAGTATTCCAGTCAATTCCACTAGGATTTATTCCTTGTTTTTTCAAGGACTTAGTATAATATGCAAGCCAAGAAGCTCTAGCTGCAAGCTTGTCTGGATTAGCTACAAAAGCCTGTAAGTAAGCCTGGTTAACTTTATTTAACTGACTATAAGCCTTACCAAATGTAGTTTTAGCAGCGTTTTCTATCTTAGAATTATTAGATTCTAAAAAACTTAAAGACTGTAACCCCCTATTAGCAATACCATACCCACTATTATTTAAAAATTTATTAACAGCTGGATTCATTAAAAGGGTCATCCCTTTTATGGTTGAAACAGGGCCAGAGTTAATTAAGGTGTTTACCAGGGGTGTTAACTGTTTTATAAACTGAGTAGGGCCACCTAATGCTCTACCAACATTTAAGGAGCCAAACTTATTTAACCCATTTACAAACTTTGAATATTTCACATAATCAACTCCTCTTTTGGAAGCTATATATTTCTTAAACTTCTCAGTGACCAAATCTCTATCAGATTTATTTGGTATTATCTTAGAGTAAGCATCTGAATTTACAAATCCTTTTAGTTGTTGGATGCTTTCAGCAGTATATATATCAGTTAGTGCTGCTCCTAAATTTCTACTGTTTTGAGAATCAAATCCTAAATTAACTATTCTATTTTCTGGCAGAGCAAAGCTAGGTTTTTTAGGTTTTAAAACCCCTGTTTCTTTATCGTAAATAACTTCGCTTGTACCTTCAAAAATAGGATCACCTATGTTTTGTTCTGAACTAGGTGTTTCAACCAAAGTAAATGAATCTGGAGTATAGTTTATGTCTTTACCTAATATTCTGTTGTATACATTCAAAGATATATCTGCTAACTCATCTCTTCGAGAAGACCACTCATTAGTAACCCAGTCAACTGCTTCTTTGTTTAATGGGTCCACTTTAGAATCAATATCATTTATATTTTTTGACTCTTTTAATATTTTATTATATACCTCTTCATAAACCTTGGCTTTCTTTTGGTCGTTAGTTTCTCCTGTCTCTTTTAGCTTGTCTATACTTTGTTCTATTAAACCTTTTCTTCTTTTAAACTCTTGTTGTTGCTCTTCTAAAGTTCCATCAACAGTTCTTCTCATAAAAGCAAACATCCCTCTTTCTACATCATTTTCTACTGTAGAAAAAGCTTGTCCATTTGGTTTAGACTTCTTAAAGAACTTGTTAAAATAATTATCAAAAACTTGATTAGCTTCCTTGTCAGCTTTAGCAACTCCTTTTGTTACTCCAGTAAAACCACTAGCCTTTGAAAATCTTTTAGCTTTTTCTTGAGACCTAAACATAAACTCTTGAATAACAGGAAACTGAGCAAAGTTTTTTAAGTATTCTTGAGACAAAGATTTACTAAATAAAAACCTAAGAGATTTAGCTACAAGCCCTTTCTTTTCTTCTGCTTTAGCTTCTTTTATTCCTTTATCTTGAAATCTAGTTGCATTCATACCTCCCGTAGTTTGGTTGGTTGCAAAGTTGGTTAAAGCGTCTAGCGCCTTCAATTGTTCAGCAGGACTTAAATTATCTAAGTCAACATTTAAAAAGTTTTGAATAATTTTTTGGTCATTAGCAGATATTTTTACTTGTTCACCAGTAAAAGGATCAATACCTGTCTTTATTTGTTTCTTTATTATTGCGCTATAAGTAGAGAAAGCTTTTTTAATTCCTCTTGCGATAATGTCTGCTTTTTTCTCAGCTTTTAATTTTATCTCTTTTGGAGTCTTTACACTTTCTTCATCTACACTATTTAAGATTTCTCTCATTTCACCTAGAGATAATTCTTCAGAACTTAACCCTGTTAATTCTTCAAATGCTTTAGCTTCTTGCTCACGAAGTGTTTGCTCTTGAACTTTTAATTCTTTACTACTGTACTCGTCTACTTTTTTTATGTCTACTGATTCAGCTATCTTAACATCTCCTTTAAAAGTCCTACTTTTCTTAAGCCCTTCTACCATAGATTCAGCTTGAGATATATAAGAGTCAATATCTGAAACTGTTCTTGGGTTAATTCTTAAAAACTGTTTAACAGACTGAGCAACAGTTCCCTCTACATTAGGTGACTTAGATAATTTATTAATTCTTTTTTTAAGAGACTCTGCTTTAGACGTTTGTTTAGTTGTTTTTTCTTCAACTACCACTTCTTCAGATATACCTAACTCTTGTTTTTGTTGGGTGGTTAGTTTTTTCTTCATTGCAGGGCTCATTATATCTTCCATTGCAACTACTTCAACCTCTCCAGTTATAGGACCAAACGACCCCTCTACGTATTCATTATTGTTTAAAGTATTAGCTGCAGGTATATTGTCAGATGAAGCCACTTCACCATCTACCTTTTGTACAACACTTCTGCTTCCGTCTTTATTTATAGTTATTTCTACAGTTTTAGCTCCTTCCCCCTCTTCTGTTTCAATATTATATATTTCCTTGCTTGTTGGAATTTGAGAGTCTTGTATTGTTGTTTCTTCATCTATGCCTAATTCTTGTTTTTGCTTGGTAGTTAATTTATCCTTCATTTTAGGATTCATAACCTCTTCCATTGCTAATATTTGAGGCTCTCCAACTATAGATCCAAACGACCCCTCTACATATTCATTGTTATTTAAAGTGTTGGCCGGGGGTATGTTATCAGATGAAGCTACATTGCCATCTACTTTTTGAACTACACTTCTACTTCCATCTTTATTAATAGTTATCTCTACGGTTCTAACTCCTTCACCTTCTTCTGTTTCGATGGTATATATTTCTTTGCTTGTTGGAATCTGGGAGTCTTTTATTACTACCTCTTCTTCCGTTTCGACAGAAGGCTCCCGTACTTCTTCTTCCACTTCTTGTACACTTTCGGCTGGTTCAGCATCAAGTATATCTCCTGTTTCTTGCTTTTGAATGGCATCTTTTTCGTTTTTAATAATATCCCTTACGTCTGCGTCATCTTTTTCTTTGATTTGTTCCAGTTGCTTGTTAATAGAAGCTATTCTATTGTCAATGTCACCTACTAGAGAAGGGTCTGTTTGTTCTTTTTCTTTTGTTAATTGTTCTTTTTTTGTTATTAAAGCAGCTGCTTCTAACATATTTTCAGTAATCTTAACAGCTCCTGAAGTTTTAGCTTCTGCATATTCCATTGCTTTAACTTCGTTTATAGCTTTAGCAGCCTCATCTTTAGTAAGAAGACCGTCATCTACTAGTTTAGTTCCTGCTTTTTCTAAGCCATCTGTGTTTTGTGCTAACTGTCTAACAATGTCATTTCTTTGATTATTTGTAAGAAGTTTTTTAGAACCTATTCCAGTCGTTGCCCCCACAGTTAAAAGTGTAGTTTCAAATAAATCAGCCCTTTTTAAGTCCTCAATACCAGACCTAGCGTCTACCCCAGCTGCATAGTTTATTACACTATTTATACCTTTTTCAGATAAAAGAACAGGTATTTCTTCTATAAATAATTCTTTTGCGTTTTCCTTAATTAAGTCTTTTGCTTTTGATTTAAGCTGTTCTTTTGAAAAATCCTTACCCTTTTTTTTAGCTAAGTCAAATAAAGCATCTTTAACTATCTTTGTAGACCCTAATAGTTTCTCGTTGCTTCCAGCTAAACCAGAAAAAAGACCATCAAGAGTGGCTATGGCATTGCCAAATATAACAGCTTTATCGTTAGCCTCTGTTTCACTCACACCTTGAGCCATAAGGTCATCTTTCACAGAAGCCATATTATCTGCAACAGTACTTGAAAAAGAAGCTAATCCCATTCCTAGTTTAGGGCTAACCCCAAGAGCTTTTGAGACACCCTTCCCTGATTTTATTAAACCATAAAGATTTACTAAAGTACTCCCTATCCCAGACAAGCTAGATCCTAAGTCTACATTAGTAACATCATCTTCTATTAAAGCTGCTTTTCTTGCTATTTGTATAACATCACTTTCTGGAATAATATCATCTACTCTTATATTTGTTTCCGCGTCATAAACAACTCCAGTGTCAGAAACAATATATTCCTTTCCTCCGTACATTACTTCTTTTCCTTGTGTAAAAGCAGACCTTTTAACCTGGCCTAAATCTAAGTCCCAAGCTTGACCAGCATCTAAAAACATTTCAGATATCCCAGCCAATGCCCCTTTCTTATCTGCACCAGCCGATGTTAGTAATGCATCAGCTTCTGCAAAAAGTGCCGCAGCTGTATTCATTGAATATTGAACAGCAGCATTAGCCCCTGATTTTAACACATCAAGACCTGTTGAAAGTCCTCTAGTTAAAATACCCTTTTCTTGTCTCTCTAGTAGTTTTCGTCTATCTTCTTTTTCGTCTAAAACAGCTTCTTTATTGTATGACTTTAAGTTATCTAAAAGGGTTTGAGAATCTTTTTTATTTTGTTCTATTAAAGACTTTCTTGAAAACTCATCTGACTCGTCTATTAATTCAAGATTTTTATTTAGTTTTTGAGCTAAATATGAGGAAACTTGTTTTTGTATTTTCTCTTCATCTTCAAACTGTTCCCCTTCATCAGTCAATAATATGTTTTTAAAGAAGTCATAAGCCTTTGATTCTGGCCTTAAATTTTCTTCTTTCCAACTATTAAACTCTTCAGGGTTTATTTGTAATTCACTTAAAACTTTAGACTGTGTATCAACTGGATCAGGTATTCCTTCAGGCTCTTCTAATTCAACTACCTCTTCTGAGGAATCCAATGAAGCATCTGGTGTTTCGACCTCTGTAATAGATTCCGTAACTTCCTCCTGAACAGGTAAATCTGAATCTTTTTTTTTTACTTCACCCCAAGCAGACTTAAAAGTTTCCAAATCAGTTTGATTACTAATTACTTTAGAGTCTACCCCTTGTTTGTGTAAATTTTCCTTTATAGAATCATCTGCATTTAAAAACTGTTCAAAGGTTGTTTCACTACTAAGCAACCCTTGAGCTATATAACTTTCGTAAAGTGCTTTTAATTCTTCCACTTATTTAATTTATAGGATTTCCAAATGCATCAGTTATTGGCACAGACCTGTCTACTTTTACTTTTCGTGTTTCTGGGGTATCATATTTTACAACTCCATTATCCTCGTAAAATTTATACCCTTCTATATCCATTTTGTATTCATCAATTCTTTCTGGCTTCAACCCTTCTAACTCATTCATAAAGTTAGCAATTTGAGACTCACTTTTAATTGTAACCCCTTCTAGTATTCCGTCTTTTAGTAAAAAGAAATCAGCACCAGGAAAAGTTGTTCTAGCTTTTTTATTTATCTGCACTTCTGGGGAGTCTAAACTTAAAATTCTTGTGCCTGGATCATCCATTCCTTCTACTCTTCTTGTTATAATATCTACAAAAGGTTTACCAGCTTCTATGTTGGCCATCATTTGTTTAGAGGCTATTATATTAGGTAAGAATGTAGCTTTAAATCTAGCGTCATAAGCTTTTGATTGGTCGGCTTCCTTCTTGTCTACAGACCTTTCATAAGTTCTATCTAAAGAACCTATTATTTCTTTTCTTAATCCTTTTTTTGCATCGCTAATAACCTTATCTAAATCAACTGCAATTGGTTGTTTAGTTTTATTGTCAATTTTAACCTGTATTTCATTAGCAGCCGGAGTGCCTAGCACTAACTTCTTTCCTCCTGGACCAGATAGATATTCTAAAGCATCTATACCATTTGCATCACTAATTGCTGAATTCACAATGCCATCAAGAGAGTTATTAAATTCTTTCCCATCGTAATTAATTGTCTTAGTTCTTACGCCATCTTTAGTAACTGTTGTGCTAAACTTACCCAAACTTAAATCTGCCTTATTAATGATATCCATATTAAACTCCTTGTTGTAGAAGTTCATAACACCTAAGTCATTAGCAACTGGCTGTGTGACTATTTGACCATTTACATTAGTAACAGATTCTAACATCATAGAATCCATATTCCAATCAACAGTTTTATTTGTAAGGTCTCCTAGTGTGGTTTGTATATCAGCCATCAATAAAGAAACATTTCCAGTTCCTTCTTTTAATACGTTTTCACGTAGTTTATCGTAAGAAGATTGATAATTGACTAAATTATTTTTTAATATCTGATACTGGCTAGTTAAGGCGTTTGTTGCTATTTTATATTGAGTAGCACTTATCTCACCGTTGTCATACTGGTCTTTTATTTTTTGATTGCCATCACCAACTTTTTGAATGATACCAGCATAATATTTTGTTTGGTCTGGAGTTGCTCCTTTAGGAAGTTTTTGTATTTCAGCACTAACAGCTTGATCTGTTACCGCTACTTCTGCTTTTTGTTTTTCACCTGCAGCAAACGCTCCACCTAATGCTGTGGTTAAACCACCACTAACTGCTCCCCAATCAATGGTAGTCTTTTCAACATCTCTCTTTACGTAACCTAATCCTGGTGCTGCCATTATTGTTTCATAAATTTCTTGAACTGCATAGCAGATAATCCGCTTGGAACATTATAATACTTACCAGATGTGCCTTCTTTATATTCAGCATATCCTTCAGGTAAAAAACTGTTTGGATTTACACCAGCTTCTATCATAGCAGTATAGTCTCCAATAACTGAAGCGGGAGCTTGTAAAGCTTGTTGTGTTGTTTGAGTCATTCTTTCTTGTGCTTCAGCAGCTTGTTGCTGAAACCCTTTTGCTTGAGCAACATCTAAATTAGCTATCCTAGTTAGTCTAGCTTGTTCACCTTCTGCAATATCTTTTTCTAAGTTTTGAATATCTTTTCTTTTTTGCATCTCCAAAGCTTGTCTTTGTTTCGCAGACTGTTGTGCTAGTCTACTTCCTTGAGCTGCAGCCAATCTTGGGTCTTCACCCGCAGTGACATCTAATACAGTAGATAAGTCTTGGCTTATTTGTTCACTAGCAGTATCATACAAACTAGTATCAATAGACCTCATTCTTTGAGTGTTTACGTCTGCGCTTTGATATGCTTTGTCTATATATTTTTGAGCTTGATCTGTAGCGGTTTTTAAATCACTTTTAGCTCTAGATGCTTGACCTAGGCTAAAAAGAGCACTTGCCCCTTTAGTGATTCCGCTTATAATTAACATTGTAGCTGGATCCATATGCAAATATACTAAATTACGGGAAACTTTTCATTGATTCTGAACCAACGGAGAATAATTCTACTTTAGAAGTTGAAGTATTAGTTAGTTCATACTCACAGTAATGCCCCATTACACCGTGAGATTCTGCTACTGTATTCTTAACATATAGTATAAAATCACTATTACTGGGCGCACTTGCACCTGCTATTGTTGTGTCTATAGTAATGACTTGACCATTTAATGCCGTTACTACACCTCCTAAGGAAGGTGTTGACCCGTAGTAAACCATATCCCCTATGCTAATAATACTACCTATATTTACCGAACTAGCAAAAGTCAGTGTAGTTGCTGCAGGTGTGGCAGCATCAACAGTAGTTACGTTTGCTATACCATTAGCATATCTCATTAACAAATTGATATCTGTTTCTAGAAACCTGATAAAAGCAAAATAGTTTCCTTCTTTCTTTTCAAAATAAGTATCTGCAATACTACCTACTTGAGGTAAGTCAGTTGCTAAAGTAGCTGACCAAGCAGCATCGGATTCTAAAATAAGTGTTTTAAATAATTTATTTTCTAACGGTCCTTTATTAAATACACTTTTAATAGTGGTGTTATATTGAACCCCATAAAAGTTGTTTCTTAAAGTGTTGGTATTATGCCTATACAATTGACCATTTTTAAATGTATATAAATAATTGTTCATACCTTGAGTATACTCTGGTATAAATGAATAAAAGGAAGGCCATCCTTTTACTGCTGGGCTATATGATAATGTTATTTCTGCCATAATTTAACTTGAACATAAACTTACTTGAACAATCACTCCATTTGCATCTTGTCTTAACCAGTACGTATCAGCCACTGTTGGGTTTGGATTAACATATAAATAATATCCTGCAGCAGCTGGAACTGTCATCGCAGCGTCATTATAAATAGCTGTTGCTTCAGAAGGAACTGCCGCATCTAAGAAGTATGGACCTAATGTTCCAGTGCCTCCGCAAACTATACTTTCTGTTGCTCCAAAAGATAAATTAACTTGAGTTGAGCTTCTGTAGTCGTATATTAAATACAAGTTAGTGTAGTTAGTTGGGGTTGAGTCTGGATTAGCGTAATTTAAAGAACCTTCAAAAATACCACTTGAAGTGTTAGATATAGTTAAATTAGTACTAGCAGCTATTAATGCATTAATATCCGTTTGTGTATTTGCATAAGTAGTATTACTTAATAAATGTAATAATCTGTTTCCGTTATTAGTATTAAAGTCAAATGAATCAGAACCTGTTTTAGCTGACCTAACCGTAACAACCGCTTCTGGAGTTGGTGTAGTTCCAATAGCTACTTGAGAAGCATACACCTGATATTGAGCCACTCTTTGTGTTCCACTTCCTGTTCCTGTTGATACATTTGTAAAAGTCACAGGTTGGTTAATAAGTGGGCTAGACACAGAAGGTGTTAAATTACTAGAAGCCCATTCATATTGATTATGTATGGTTGGAGGTAGTCCGGTAAATTCGCTATTCAAGCATATTTGATATACATTAACAACAGCTGCAGTTGGGCACTGAGCAGTAATTGAATAATCTGCAGAAACCCCCACCACAGCCACTGTAATAACAGCAGTTTCAATAGAAGGTATGTTTTTATTAAACTGAAAAGTTCCGCTTCCTGTAACACTTCCCGAGCTGGTGGTGGTTCCATTATAAGTAACTGATATGTTTATATTTCCACTAGTTGCATTGTAATCAATATCCGTAGTCCCCATAGAAGCTCCTAACTTAACAGTATAGGTGAAGCTTTCTGTTTGGTTATTAAACTCTAGTTCTGACCCACAGTTTACGGTTTGAGGTTCTAGTGGTAATGTTCTATTGTTGCTGCTTAACACATACTCATTCATATAAGGATCATATCCTCCTATTTTTTGAGTATTAAAATCTTCTATAAACAAATCCCTAAAGTATGACCTCATACCTATTTGAGATATAACCTCTAGTGATTCATTAGAATAAGAGCTACCACTTAATTTAATTACCGCACCACGCTTGGCATCCGTAAAATACTTGTCATATCCAAATTCTGCATAGCTTTCTGGATTATGGCTAATACCATATTCTTCTAAACGAGCTACTTGATTTCCTAATATAGTAGGTGTTGATGTCACGTTAGATAAACCGTCAGCTGAAGTAAGTACGTTTTTATTAACCAAAACATAAGATATCTTATCTTCTTGTAATACTAATAAATCATTTTGTCTTGCCTTAAGTAGTTCTATATTACCAAAGTCTTCGTTTAAATCCTTAAAGTTTAGAATACCTAAATTAAATTCGTTAGTTCTGTTTAGCTTAGTTTCATCATTATATATACCACTATAAGTGATAGAAGCATTTCTTCGTTTCTGCCTAAACTCACCCTCAGATAAAGTAAATACTCTTTCACCAATATTTAGAGCATCTTCTTTGAATGAGTCTTGAATCCTACAACTTTCCATACCATTACTCCAACAATAAGAGTTAAAAAAGTTAGTAAGCACAATTGCATCTGCATTAACAGCTCCACCCTCTACAGGGGTAGATGCTCCAAATGCCACATCTAACACTATGGTATTTGCGTCTGGTTTTTCTAATACTGTATGTTGACCATTGTATTGTGGATTGGTTGGAGATAAGTTAGTTTGTTGCACATTCACTATGTCACCAACAGAAAAGGGAGCGGTAGTTAACCCTGTACCTCCTGTGCTAGTGAGTGCTAAGTTTCCACCATAAAACTGAGAAGCAGGCAACCCTTGTGAAGACCTGTAAGTATTGTTTTGTGCATTGTCATAAAAAACCCAGTTGTTTTGGTTCTGAAGGTTGCCATCGTGAAGGTCTCCATTAATGTCAAACACTTCATTACCTTCATAGTAAAATTCATCTGGCGTATCTTCACCATTTGTTTCAAACACCACCAACCCATCAGGAATATTACTTAAAACAACTTTAGCACTTATTTTTGAAGTTCCATTATTTAGAAATTGCGGGCTAGCTGGAAAAGAACTTTGAAATCCAATAGCGTTTCCTCCACTTACATTAAAACTTACAGAATGAATAGCGTTTGATGTTGTTATTTCACCTTGAGTTGGAACATAAGGGGTAGCATCATTAACTACAAGTGTATTGTTTAATTGAAATTTATAATTAATTCCTTTATTTCCAGAATAATTAACGCTTGTGCTAGGGAAAAATTTTTGATTATTTACAAATTGACTATCAATCATATCTTCTAAATTCTCAGCAAAAGTAGGATGTGTTTGATAAGTTTTATTAGCGGTTCTAGTAATATCTAGCTTACTGTATTTAAAAAACATTTCACTTGTTCTTGTAAAATAAGGCTCTGGCTGTTCACGCTCACAAGTTATTTTTATTGTGACATTAGACCCTTCTGGAATAGAAGTACCGGTAAATTTACCAGACAATCCACTAATAACAGTTTGAATTCCTCTGCTGAATGCAATAATGTTTTTTTCTGAAGCTTGTGCTTTCTCTGTAGTAATAATATTACCTGCGTCTAATCTATAATTACCACCAGGAGAAAACTTAGCATATACCCCAGGGCCCGGGTAAGTAGGAGATTGGTCATCTATATTTGGAGATGTACTTTTAGCTAAACAAGTAGCTTCTACATAAGAGACTTTAGCACCATCAATATCTTTTTTTACAGTATACGTTTCTCCTTCAACAATTTTTTGTGCGGTTTCCCCTTCTAGTTGACACCAAAACTGAGTGGTGTCATCCAAGTCTGGTTCAGCTCTAATAATAAATATAGTATCGTAATTTAATTTAGAAGGCTTGATTGCAAACTTATAATATTTAGCCCAAGAAGGAGCTTTTTGACTAACTGGTATGTTTACTTGAGCTCTGTTAATTATTGTTGAATTAGAGGGGGGTACATTAATGCTGCTATCTAAACTAACTAATGCAGTACTTGATCTAGCGTACTCATCCATATAAACCATAGCTAAGTCATAGTCTCTATTACTATGCAAAGTTTCTTTACCTCTACTAATGTCAAACTCAAAAGAAGAACTTAAAAACTCAAAACCCTCAAATGATTTTGTGGACCCTGTTTCGTATACCATCATTAAAGATTGTATAGTAACTTGAGTTGGTGTAGCAATATCAAAAGTTTCTAACAATCCTGTTTGTCCTGTTGGGTAAGCCGGAGATGCAGGTGTTGATGCTGCTGCTGCTGCATTTGGAACAGCTGAATTTACAGGAGTTGCTGCACTACTAGTCACACTATTAGTAGCGGGGCTAATTATTACGCTATTATTAATAAAATCTGTTGCTGTTGACCCTGTCGATGCATCACTAAATGGTTTGTATACAGGTGTTGCTGTGGCTAACCCTGTTCCTATTAAGTTTTTAAAATCTGTGCTACCAACAAAGGATGCTACATCTGGATAAGTATTAGTTAGTTGAACATTAGAACTTATAGTTAAAGTAAAACCTCCTGTTGGCCTAGTTAGGTTTAAAACAGAAGCATTTTGATTATATATATTACCACCAGTTGCGTAGCTTTTTAAAGTAGCATTAAAAGAAACAAAAGTTCCTTGAGTGAATTGTGTTAGTCCAAAATCAAAAACAGCTTTTGAATTATCTACACTTACTGTGCTTGGGGTAGAACTCCCGTTTAATACCTGGTAGTCAGAAGAGACAAACACTCCAAGAATGGGTTCAATATTACTTTGAGCTCCTGACAAACTGGTAACATAATTTAGTTTAACATCGTTTCCATCTGCAGACTTCATATCGTATCCATCTACATAATTACCAAACATTAATCTATTTCCAGAGCTAGTTAAAGCTTTTGCTTTTAACGGAACATTGTCATATAGCCTTAAACTTTCATTAGCAGATAACACTCTAAATACTTCTTTGTTTCTAAAAAATATAGATTGTGTTGAATTGTCAGCCCAACCTAAGTCAGACTTACTGTACTTGTCAATTACTTTAATAACAGTGCTTGAACTTTCTTTGTAACAAACTTCTATTTCTTTAACTAAATTAGAGCCCGTATTAAAAAACACAGTTGCTGCATTGTATGCGTTAACCATTGATTCATTCTTGATAGTATTAAAATCGACCTCAACTAAATCAGGGTTTTCAGGCTCAAAAGCAGGAAGGCTAAATGGTGATAACGCAGAGTACTCTCCGTCTTCATACTTAAATCTATAAGCAAAAGAAATAAACTTGTCTGTAAAAAAACTTTGGTCGTCATTATCAACACTAGACAAAGTAAAAGTAGGTGGGCTAATAGGTGGTTTAACTATAAGATTAATTTCTTCTTCTGTTATTTGGTCTACTCCACCAACAGGAAAAGCATAAGACCTGTCTACATTTATCTTTCTAGGTGGATTTAAATTATCTGTAAATATTAAAAACCTATCTACTAATTCAACCCCTGTTATTAAATTGCTTGGGTTAAAGTTTAGTACACTAGTAGATATAATGTGGTATATAGTGACAGACGTCTTTACATTAAAAGAGATAATTAAGTCAACTACTGAAGGGTCAGTTACAAACCAATAAATAGTTTCATCACTTTCGTCTGCGTATGAACCAATACAAATAGCATTAGCACTTAATGCCACTCCTTGATTAGTGATGTTGGTTATTTTTGTGTTACCCTTAGTGTTTTCTACAGTTCCTATTTCAGAATCTTCTGTTGAACCAAGTCTGGCATTTAATGCGTCTACATATTCTCCAGGAGGTAGTATCCTTTCGTCACTAGACTTATTCATTATGCCTTTGAAGAAAAAACTATTTAATTGCATATTACTTTATAATCTTATCCTGACCTCTTAAATTCATAAGTAGTCTTCCTGGGTGAATGTTACTCATTCTTATCTTGGCATTTCTAAGTAATGCTGATTTGCTTTTTCTGTATCTATTAACAATATACTCTGGCTCGTTTAGTTTTGTGTTTAATATAGAGTAAGTTATATAAGAATACAAAAACTCTTCAAACATTTTATTGACAGTTACTAATGAATCATCTCCATTTTCCATACCGTCAGAAACATATTCTAATACAACTGATTTATTACCAGCTCCAGAACTAAAATTAATTACGCCACTTTTTTTATCTATTTTGAAAGTAGGTAATGCATTTGCTGTTTCTGTATTTAATCCGTAAGCACCACCAATAGAGAAGTCAAAATACCAACAACCTTCTAAACAAAAGCCGTAGTAGCCATAATAAGGACTAGTCTCGTTTAGGTATTGGCTTCTAGTAAGACCGTTTATTCTGTCTTGTGTAATCTTAGAGTTCTCAGGGCTTAATATATTCCCATTTGAATCAAACAATAAGTTACTATTGTTGTCTTGCAAGTAAGCAGAAGCATAATTAGTTTGGATATTTTCACTTAAAGGAAACAAAGTTCCGTTGTGATATATAGATATTCTAACCCAGTTAACAAAATCAGAAGGTAGTATATATCTTAAACTAGCTCCAACATTTAGTTGAAGTATTTTAATTTCTTTAAACGCATCATAATTAAGTTCCTGTATTGCTCTTTTGGCGTGAAACAAAACTTGATACCTGTCTACATTATTAATAAGTTGGTTATTACCAACATACATTAACATATAGTTGTTTACAATGTCTTGTAAAGAAACATACTGATAAGAACCCCAGTTAGCATTTGATGGAGTGTTCCCCCCGTTTTCATAATATTGATACTGTGATATATATGCCATTAGCTATTTTCTTGTATTGTTTCTAGATTCTCTTGTGTGGTTGCTGCTTGAACAACTTCAGCTTCTCTAATTGACAATCCAGCATACTTTAAGATATTAATAACTAAATCTGTTTCATCAGATAAAGGTAATTCAAAGTCTTGGAAATCTGCTTGAGATTGGTCAAATAGTGGTTGTCCTCCTGTTAAAGTTTGGAAAGTCCACTTAGGGTCTTGAGGATATCTCACGTATTGTGTTTGAACGTCAGCCACTCCACTAATTGTAGATGGATAAACTGTGATATTATTTCCTAAAGTAGTACTTGTAGCTCCTCCTAATACATAAGCAGGATATTGTTTGGTTGGTGCTGTTAAGTTAGAGTTAGTTAAATAAAATATCTTACTTTGACTTACTCTTTCCACTTCCGTAATATTAGTATTACTATAAATAGCATAATTTTCATCTACCACCATTATGTCAGCACTTAGGGTTAATGACGTATTAGCAACAGTAGTTACATAAGCAGAAGTAGAATCAGTGGTGTTAACCACTATGTCACCAATATTTACTACACCTGTAAAAGTAGCGGTAGAATCCTCTAGCTTGCCTGCTGTTGTACTGGTAGTTAACCCTGTAGCTAATTGTGTAGGATAATAAAATACTTTATCAATTAAATAATAATCCGAAGGTAAAGAATAATTATTGGCGTTAACCCTAGTTAAAAATGCAGTTACAGAAAAACTATCTAAAACTTCTTCCAATCCCTTTTTAATGTCTGCATACCCTGTACCAGATAGTCTACCTAGTCGATTGTTCTCTTTGTTTATTTGAGTATTATACTGGTAAAAGTAATCTTCAAATATATCTAGCTGCGCTTGTTTTGCAAAAAGGTTAAAGTCAGCTGGAGATATATATCCGTAATTATTTTTATTCAGTATAGAAAGAACAGTATTTCTAACAGAATTTATCATCTAAAATCTTTTATACAAAGATAAGCAAAAAAAAAGAGCCTCTAGTAATAGAAGCTCTTGTATAGTATATTAGGTAAAATGTTATCCTATAGATATTCCTATTACTTTATTAGGTAAAGTAGATACATCGTGAGAAACATCTGTCCAACTAGAAGAGTAGCCTTTAACTATTGATTCTTCAATCAAGTCTCTAACTGCTTCACTTCCTGAAGCAACTGGAGTGTGTGTTAAAGTAATAACATCAGCTGCTGCCGCTCCTTCATAAGTAATGGTAACAGTACTAGTGCTAGCTTGCTCTACTAATAAAACTCCTGATCCAGAAACCAATTGGCTATTACTAACGGTCCCTGAATGAATGAAAAATGCTTTTCCTGAAACTATAGGAGCTGTTCCGCCATCTAAAGCTGTTAAAGTAAGATTGTTGTTGTCTATTTTACTAGCAACTAAAAAATACTCATTATCTGTAGATTGATGAACAATATCTCCAACAGAAACATTAGCAAAAACATCACCAGTATCTGTTAAGTCAGCTGACCCAACAGGAGTAACTGATGTTCCATTCATAATCAAATTAAATACGGGTATGTTTAAAAACTTTTCCATATCTTAAGCTATTGCGATTCCGCTTACCGCTTTTGGTAAAGAACCCATTTGTAAAATAACTTCAGTCCATTGTTGTTTCAATACTTGAACAACACCATTCTGAATAGCATCTCTCATATCTTCACTTCCAGAAGCTACTGCAGCGTGAGTAAGAGTTACTTTTTTTCCTCCTCCGTAATATATGGTAGTAGTTGTGGTTGGATTTGCAACTGGTGAAGCTCCATCTCCTACTTCGATTAATTTAATGTCGTTACAAGAAACTATTTGGTTTTGTTCCCCTGTAACTGGTATACTTAAAAACTTTTGCATTGTTTAAAAAATTAAGTGGTTAATAATCTTACAAAGATAGCCTATTTTTCTAACATATCCTGGAAGGCTTTGTATATGTCAATCCCCTCATCTTTCTGGAAGAATGATGCCACTGTCTGTACGTGATCATCTCCAAAAGGAATAGTTAAAAGCTTGGTCTTTTTAGTCTTGAGATTGTAATAAACATCCTTACCGTTGTTTCTTAAACTTAACAATCCTTTATCAAATACTTTAACTACAGTATCTTGTAGTTCCAACATTGGGTCATTAAGAGCATCTAAGAAGTCTTCTGGATGGTTTTTAGCAAATAGAATAATGTCTCTTTTTAATTCAGCAGTAGTCATATTACCTACCCTAAGTTCCAAGAATACTCTACCTAAAGTTTCCATTTGGTCTAAAGTTAACTCAGCAGCTTGCTTAAATGCTTTTGCCTCAACTTCTAAATAATCTACTTCTTTTTGAGCATCTGCTTCTTTGTCTACTTCCTCAAAAACAGAACCATTGTCTGGGTGGTAATGTAAAAACTCCTGTAATACAGGATTGTTTTTAGGAACATACAACATTCCATCTTCAAAAATAACTGGGTCTAATATTACGTTTTTATCTTGCTCATCTTCAAAAGGACTCTTTTGATTGGATGCATAACGTAAAGGTCTATTGTGTTCACCATCAAAATATAATAATGGCTTTCTTCTAGTATTTCTAGAATTAATCGTGTGACTTAATGGTTGGTGACCGTTTCTTAACTTGTAGATACGGTCTTTTATCTCTTTCTTTTTTTTCATTTGATTTAATTTAAAGTTTAAAAAATAGGAGGGGATTGCTCCCCTCCATAAATTATACTATTACTTGAACAATACGAAATTGTTTGCACCCATAGTACATAGTGCTCTTTCTGATAAGAAATTAACTCTCATCTCATCAGCATCGCTAGTAGCTGCACCACCGGCAGAACCAGTAATCCAAGACTTATAACGTCTGTCTTCAGTTTCAGAAGCTCTGTATCTTACGTGTAAGAATGGTCTCTTAGCGTTTCTTCCTAATACTTGGTCATAAACATTAGTTGAACCAGCTGGCACTAATACACCATCAATAGCTCCACCAACTAAACCACCTCGCATTGTAGGATCGTTAAGGTATTTCCAATCTGTCTTGTAGAAATCATATGCTCTTCTAAATCCAGAAAATCCTAGGTTTAATGCCATCTCTTCGTCATTGTCAAACAATCCGTAAGATGAACCACCATTACCATAAGAGTTCTGAGCAGCTAACATATCATCAATTTCGAAAGATGTTTGTCTGTTTAAGAAAAGAACATTTTCTTCAATAGCGCCTTGCTTATCTAGTCTTTCGATAATAGAATCGAAATCTCCTAAATTAGTAATAGCACCTGTAAAGATATTACCTCTTGTCTCAATCGCAGAAAATAACCCTTCAGAACCTACATATCCATCTTGCTGAGCATTAGTTTGGGCATCCACAGGAGTGCCTGGAGCTTTTGCTTTTACAGCTTCTACCATTGCAGTTTCTAAGTAATCTTCAAACCTCATTCTTGTTTCGTGCTCTGCTTTTAAATACCATAGGTATCCATTAGCTCCATCTTCAGTAGATACTTCTACCCACCCGATTTGAGCCATATCAGAACCACTAACAGCGTAGTTGTCTTTGATAATAATAGGATTGTTTTCAAGAATCGTGTCAAATGGCTCTAAAGAACCTGACATTCCAGCAGTTCCTTTTTTAAATTCAGAACCATAAATGAAAACACTTAGCTTTTCTGAAGAACTACCTGTACCAGTGTACCCACCAGCTTCAAAGAAGTGAACAACAAAAGTTGTATCAGTAACATCTGATACAATACCTTTGTTAGAAATTCCAGCATAGCCAGCGTTTCCAGATATCATAACTGTTTGACCATCTCTAATACCAATTTTAGAAGCAGCTCCAGAATTCATTACTTGGTTAGCAGGGATTAAAGTGTCAGCAACTGTAAAAGTTCCTTGACTATCGGCTGCAGATGCAGTAGTAGTTACGTCTGTATATTTAATGTGTAATCTGCCTTGTTCTGCCCATTTAATAAGGTCAGAATTAGAAGGCATCTCAGCACCTACCATTCTTAAGAAAGAAGAAAGAGTTCTGTTTCCATATCTCTCAAATTCCTTTTCGTATGTG